TTATCCTATATCCATAAATATTATATGGATGGAGAGTTTCTTTTATAAACTCATTGTCTGAGTCTATATTAATTATTTTACCTGCAACGCAGGTCATCATAAATTGTTCAATATTTGAATGATAAAAAGGATATTCATCACCATATTTATCTTTTAATTCATGATTTATTTTGCGACTTTCAATTATACCAGCTTTCATCGTCTCTAATATTATTTTTATTTCATTTTTTAATTGCATATCTGCATAATCTTCTCCAACTCTGGAATAAGAATCAAGCATTACATGCAATATTCTTTTATCAAAAGCCTCTTCTTGCTCTTTTGTTAGCTCTATTCTTTTTTTAGTATTGCTCATTTTCAGCCTCGATAAGTTCGACTTTTTCTCTAATGATCTTAAAACGCGCGCCAATTGTTCTAGCATTTGACTTGCCATCCAAAGCTTCCGCCATCTGGCTATATGTCAAGCCCTGCCTACGCAGATCCAGCAGCATCTCTTCATATTGTGTCAACTTTGCTGGATCTTTTAAATGGTGTGTTACATCAACAGTCATAGTCGCCCTTTCTCTCCAGTTGTTTGCGGCATGGCGGTATCCAGCGAAGGACGGTTGTCTTTTCTACGTCTGGCAAATGGTCAATATACCAAACGAGCCAGCAATAGCTTGTGGCTGTTGACGCTTTCTTATCTATGCGCCCCTTGACCATTGGCACACGCTCAGAAAACTGCGCGACAATGTCTGGAGGGTTTTTGAGATACATCGTTTGATAGCGCATGCATCCTTCAAGGAAAGATGTGCGCACCAACATGGCGACTCCGTCTGTCGCTATTCTTTGCGATTTTTCAATAAATTGCTGCGCTTTATTAAACGGCGGATTGGTAATGATCCAATTAAACAAACCGCGAGTATCATCAGCGTTAAGAAAATCGCAAACAGCCCTTTGCCCATAGTCATGAATATCTGACTCCGCAACAGCTTTAAAATATTCTTGTAATGGCCGGGACATAAAGCCCCGATTAACCGCCGGCTCCCATACGTTACAATCAGCAACGCGATCTTTGCCAATAATATGCTCAATAAGAGCTCTTGTCGCCCAGGGAGGAGTTGGGAAATCGTCCAGGCTATTCTTATCTTCAATGCGTTGAGAGATAACGGCGTTAGATCTATTCCCTAGTATGTTCGTCACTTTCAGATACCTCAATATCAATAATATTATCGCGTTTCGGAGCGCGAACTACACCTATATCATTTTCCGGCATTACGGGCAATCCTTCGCCGTCCCAGCGGTAAAGCGAAGCGTAAGCGGCGTGAGGATAGCCAAGGTCTGCTTCATAAACCCAGCCCTTATCCTCAAAGACTTTCTGCCGATGATGCGGCACATAAGCATAAACCTTATCAGCCATCTTTTCGCTTCCCGCCGCCGTAGACCTTGTAGGACTTGTTATAGTAGTGTCCGTTATGTTGTTCAGCAACTCTATAAATGTGTAAGACAGTAGAATGATCGCGCCCAAAAAGACGGCCAATGCGAGCAAAGCTAAAATCTGTTTCTTTCTTGATTCGCCAAATAGCGCGGGTGCGCGCCTGTCGCAAATGAAGATGCGGGTTTTTTCCGATGATTTCATCTAATGAAACCTTATATTCCGCCGCCACTTCTTTTAATATTTTATGGGCGTAAACTTTAACGGGCTTTTCTTCCATATCAATTCTCAAAGGAAAAGGGCGCTTTTGGCGCCCTAATATTATTCTGGAATATCAAGCTCTGCGCTGACGTTTGCCATCGCTTGCTTCAGCGCGTCTTCGCTTATTGTTTTTGTTGACGCGCTTTTCTTTCCGGCAAAAGGGAGCGTGTTCTCCGGTAAATTAATGCCACGCAGCCCAAGATCAGAAGGATTCGCTCTTGGCGTTTCTGTTGCAAAGTGGCCAGCAAACGCAACGTAATTGATCTTATCTTGCCAGCTATCAATTTTGGTCTTGTCGTGCATCAGACGCGCGGTCTTTACAAAATCCATGACCATAGCAATTTCAAACGGCGTTACTTCACGCTCAAAGAACACAGAAGCTAAAGCAGCAGCGCGGCCAAAACATTTCTCTGGGGCGCCATAATCGCTGCCGCGCTCAGTTAAGATGCCGGCTGACGACGTTAATATTGTATCATATCTCATATCAATTTCTCCTGACTATTGAATACTTTTACCTTGCCAACATATCGATGGTTAAGCGCAACATGACCACGGCTATAATATTCTGCATCTACTCTATCTTTGTAAAATTCCTCAACAATCACATAATCGTTATTGTTAAGCGCATTCACAAAGTCATCAAGGCTTGTTGACTCTTTATGCTCAACTTGCATTTGATGGACTAAATGGCCAGAATAGCTTGGCATATTCATCGTAACCAAAAAACGCATGTCCATTCCTTATGTGAGCGGGGTGTGACGCTGCTTTGCGGATAACATCACACCCCTTTATTAGGTAGCATTGGTTGGGCCGTGCTACCTAATTACTTAATCAACCAAAGTCGTCCATGCTTGGCGCAGAAACGCGGGTTGATCCTGTTGATGGAGGCGTAGAGACCGACACCGTAACGGTATCTGAGGCACTCGAACTACGCGCCTGATAAACGAGATCGTCTGGACGCGAAACCCAGCCAGTAATCTCGAAAACAGGAACGTAGTTCGTGCTCCTCGTGGCCCCTTCTCCAGAGGTCTCTGCATAACTGTCGTTCATTGTTACGACAGGTAACTTTCCAGCGTTCTTCTTGACGCCTTCTAAATATTCTCCATACAGCTTCTTGGCTGCTTTAACGAATGCTTTCGCGTTCGATGCAAGTTCGCGAACGTCGCCTCCACAGTCCTTCGCAAGCTTGACGACAACACGCACACCCTTCTTGTATCCATCTCCTGGGTTTGCGACGGGGTCTCCATCTGCGAGGCGCGCAACTCTGAAGTCGGGAGCCATGCCAGCGGCAAAGCGAATATAGCCGCCTTCAAGATTCTCAAAGTCAAAAACTGCTTTAAACGTGCGTGAAATATCATGGCTATGGTTCTCTCCGCCTTCACGATCAATACGCGCCATTCTGCCAGAACGCGCATCATATTTAACGATAGGAAGAAAGTCTGCGCCACCGGCGCCATTGCCACCGACATCATCAAAAAAAGAAAAGCCACTCATGCTTTTGCTCCATTATGTAGTGATCTGGCCCACTACTCGCCTTCGCCCGATATGGGCAATTCCTATATTCCCCAAATCTCAAAAGCAGCTTGCGCTGTGTCTGGATCGTTAAAGTAAAAGCTATCGCGCTCTGGCACCACAAATGATGCAAGCTCTGCCGGATCTTTAGATATTGATAAAAAGCGTTGTATCGTTAAGGCGATTCGCTCAACGGCTTTGACATGCTCGCTAATATTTTCAAGTCTATATGTTGCGCACTTTTTTGGCGTGACGTAGGTAAGGCGGCCATCAATATCCCCACCCGTCGCTGCACAGTAAAGGGCAACTTGACGCGCATGTTTGTTCGAGATTTTAGACGGTAATGCATGGGTTGTCTTCAGATCGACCAGAATTTTACTTTGTTCCCAAAATAAATCGTAATACCCAATGATCGGCACTGACAGCCAATCGACGCGATATTCGATCTTACCTTGGGTCGAGGATGGCGCCCCATACGGCGCAAGCTCTTGCAAGCCGATTTTAACCATCTCTCCCACAGCGGATTTTTCTTTTTCGGATCGTGGGTCACTAGATAATACGTTAAGGCGCCAAAATTCTTTTTCCGCGACATCGACGCATTCCTTCTCGCTTGCGCCAGTTGTTAACCCATGAACTATACCTGTCTCTACTGATGTGCCTCTGTGCGCAGCTGCTCCTACCTGTCCTTTTTTCTTGAACACATAGGACAATAGAAACGCTGCCGGAGAAGCCTCGTAAAGATTGCATGATGAAGATGATAGGTGTTCTATGCCGTGCGCGGCAAACGCGTCATTAACCACTTCTACCTCAATTTCGATTTGATGGCCTAACATAGCCACCAAGATTTTTTCAGTCAAGCTCCAAAAAAGTGTTTGACAAAAGATTTTTTCCATTTAACCCTATATATACTGTGACGTATCGATATTGAATTAGGTGCTCTATGCAAAACACAAGCTCATCATCGCATTTTGTCGAGCCTCGCGGCGTCACTGTGTCGCGTAACGCAAGGGTGCGTGGCGCGTCGTATCTCAATGCCTTACAACGCAACGTTTATCTAACGCAAACTAAATGGAGATTGAAATGAGAATGTGCCGCATTAAAATTAAGTCCATCACGCCTTATTCAGCATCGCGTCCTGTCGATATTGAGAGAAATAAATCGGAAGGCCATGAGGAATTTGACAAGCGCATTTGGCGCGAGAAAGCGCACTTCACAAAAGATGAAGATGTTTTTATTCCCGGCGTTTCTTTCAAGCTGGCATTGGATGAAGTTGCATCTATGCTTAATGAAAAGATCAAAGGTAAAGGCAATCAGACTTACGGTAAGATTGTTTCTACAGCAACTGTAGCAATGAGTGATCTTTTTATTAGTATTAAGAAGTCTGATCTAAAATCCATAACGATCTTTGCTAACCTTGATGGCAAGCGCGGCGGAACTGTTCGCGGTAATAGAACATTCCCAATTGTGCCGTCATGGGAAGGATCTGTTGATTTCCAGATCTTTAATGATGAGCTTCCTGCGGATGTCTTTGAGCGTTACATGACGCAAGCTGGTTTGCTTACAGGCGTAGGCCGTGGGCGGCCGGGCATGAAGGCCCCTGCGGGTAATGGTCGTTTCCAGCCAATCTCTTTTGAGTGGTCGGAAATTTAATATTCGCACCATGACGTTTCGCCACGCGGCGCGACTCTTCTATCTGCAACGCAACGTAAGTTTTATATAATGGAGGTCGATATGATTGGTGGGCGTAGTTTACCAAGAAAAATTAAACGTGTTGGAATAAAGAATCTTTGGCAAGTCACAGAAGTCCAAAAAGAAAGACAGGAAATTAAAAAGAAAATGATCGAAATCTATTTAAAAAATAGAAAGATTTAACATCGCCTCGAAACTAATTGCGACGAAGCTAACCGTGGCGACACGCTGCGCAATACAACGCAACGGTTCATTAGACAATTTATTGTCGCTCTGTGCCGACCCGCGTCGTTACGCATCTTGACGAGTCGCGTAGCAACTCAACGCAACAAATCACCAAGGAGAGTAAAATGCCTAGAAGACCAATGTTTAAGCAATCAGAAGAGACGATAAAAATTATTGCTCTCTTTAAAGAAATGCCGATTGGTAAGGAAATATCGTATCAAGACGCATCAGCAATCGTAGGGTTTAAGATAACGTCAACGCTTCCAGCATATCAGACAGCAAAGAAAGCTGCGGAGCGTGATCACAACGTCGTTGTCGAAAGCATCAGAAGCTTTGGCTTTGTGCGTATTGATGGCACTGGAATGGTCGATCGCGCAAGCCGATTCTTTAAGAAAGTTCGCAAGGGCTCACGCCGGGAGGCGCATGTGCAGGAAATCGCCATAACCACAAATCTCACGCGCGGTCAAATGATAACCGCGACTGAGCAGCTATCGCGTTTAAGAATATTAGAGACAACCGCATCCTTGCCAAGATCGCGTAAGAACAAGGAAGAGGATGCCGCAAATAATTTTGTGTTTGATAATAGAGAGGCATTGAAGGCTCTATTGACGAAATAATCACGCAACGCAAGGGCCGGATCGGTGTCTTGTCGCACTGCCTCGCATAGCATCACAACGCAAGGGTTCATTAGATGATTTACTGGCGCCACGCGCAGCCGCATAGTGCGGCGCGTCTCACCGCGATAGCTCGTCACGTTACTCATCTACGCGCAACTCAACGCAACGGTTCATTAGACTATTTACCGGCGCCCCGCTTGGTGACGCCTTGTCCCGTGACGCGGGGCTTCGACCCGCCTCGCACAGTAACTCAACGCAAGGGTTCATTAGATGATTTATCTTCGCGACTCAACGACTGTCTTCGACCCACGGCAAGCGGCAACGACTCGTCCGGCTCCGCTTTGCAACTCAACGCAACGGTTCATTAGATGATTTACTACCGCAACGCTACACGCCTAGTCTTCCTGCAACGCTCTGCTCCGCATCTTAGCGCGCCTCAGTGTCACGCAACACAACGCAACGGTTTATTTGTCAATTTACCCTCGCGGCTCATCGCACTACCCCTCAACGCAACGCAGGGTGGCGCTCTGCAACTCAACGCAACGGTTCATTATGAAATTTATCCCCGTCACGCTTGGCTCCTCGCCGTATTGCATCGTTTCTCAGCATGGCGCACAGTCACGCACAGCACGGCTCCTTGACGCTACGCCCAGCAACTCAACGCAACGGAATATTAAATGACTGAAGCATGCATCATGGGAATAGACCCCGGCGTCTCTGGCGCATTGGCGTTTTATTTTCCAGATTACCCTAATAGAATTTCGGTATATGATGCGCCATCGGTAGGGAAAGAAATTAATGCTCCAGCACTTGCGCAGCTTATTAAACAATATAGCCCAACAATTTGTTATATCGAATCAGTTAACGCAATGCCAAAGCAAGGCGTCACAAGCAGCTTCAACTTCGGACAAGCATATGGCTGCGTTCGAGGAGTGGTTGCAGCGTGTGGAGTTCCGACTGTCCTGGTAAGCCCACGAAAGTGGAAGGCGTTCTTTGCGCTGGATTCGGATAAAGAAAAATCCAGAAGACTAGCAATAATGAAATGGCCTGATGGCGGTCATTTTAACAGAAAGAAAGATGACGGCCGCGCGGAAGCGGCCTTAATTGCTTTATACGGTAGCAAACAGTTATAAAAAAAGACGGCGTAGTTGGAGCTACGCCGTCGCCAGAAGTCTGGGAAGTCTCGATAAGATTTTATAATGCATTCTGTTAAGGAATGCAACATTTCCCCGACTCTGGTGGACAGTAAAAAACGCCAGAGGATAATAAAATGATCGACTTTGATGATGAATACGCAAGCATTCGGCAATGGTCCAGAATGTATTTCGATATTGGGTTGCAAGTTGTTCCTGCTTACAAGCCAGGAGAACGCGATCAGTGGAAGCGCCCGGCGTTAAAGAACTGGACGCATCTGCAAAAGCTAAAAATGTCTGAGGAGGATTTTAATCAATGGTGGGGGGATCATGGCGAGTTCGTTAACAGACATAGTCTTGGCTTCATTAATGGTTATGTTTCTGGCGATGTCTTTACTATTGATATAGACAGCTACAAAGACACCAACGCAGCCCTATGGCTCGAAGAAGCGCAAAACCTATTCAACGAAGGCAAGCTATTTAATACGCCAACGCAGACAACTGGCGGCGGCGGCAAGCAGCTTCTATTCAGAGCGCCTCCGGGTTGGTCGCCGCCAACATCAGCAAACCCTGTTATGGGAATTGATATCAGAGGCGAAGGCGGCTTTGCGATGTTGCCGCCATCTAATCATACATCAGGCAAGCAATACGCATGGGATGATGACTATGAGCCCTGGACCACAGACATCATGGAGGCTCCAGAGGGTTTCTGCGCAGCCATTGATGAGCTCTTTGGTCGGTTCAACAATAACCTTGGCGCAACGTCTTTAACGCAAAAGGCGCTCTCAACGGTCAAGATGCCAACGCCGGCATATAAGGAAGACGCTTTTGGCGGCGTTATCGACGGCCGTGAAGATCTGATGTTTCGATGGGTGTTTAAAGCATTAGTCGTTTTA